GCACCGCCACGCGCTAAGAGCCCGATGCTGCCGAGGCCGGCCTCGGCGCCGCCCCCGGCCCCGCCTCCCGCTCATCCAGCCGCACAGCCCGCCGCCCGACCCGTACCGCCGCCGATATTGTCGGCCGCGGCACCCATTCCTGCCGCTGCAGCCGTCCCGCCACCAGCACGCGCCGCATCTGCCCCGCAACATGGCGCGGCGCCGCCACAACCACCCGCCGCGCCACCTGCCCCCGCGCGTCGTCCACCATCAAAAAAACCCCTCACAAATCCGCTACGCAGCGCGCCACCGCATCGCCGCCCAATCGAAGCTGGCCCCCTCGAAACCGCCCAGTATCACCAGAAACGCCAGCCGCTCCGCCTCATCCAGTCCCAAAGCCACGTCATATGGCACCCCGGCGCGCACCAGATACAGGCAATCGATCAGCGCAGGGTGCCGGCTCAGTTTCCCGCTTCGGCCGCCATCTGCTCGGCCGAGGCCGCCGGAAGTGCCGCATCCACCGCCGCCACCCCGTCATGCCCCAGCCGCTCCAGCACGCCCTCCACCCCCGCCTCGTTCACCGGAAATGGGATCGGCACGCCATCGATCATCGCCACGGCCCCCGCAATCATCGCGAGGTCCACATACGGGTGGTTCAGCGACAGCTCCGGCCCCAGCGCCTTGAACAGCCGCAGCTGCTCGACCACGCCCATCCGCCGCAGCGCGATCCGCCGCCCGGCTTTGTCGATCGCAACCTCCATCACACCCGCACCCGCCCCGACGCATAAAAATCCAGCTTCTGCACAACCGGCGCATCACCCTTGTAAGCGCCCGCCGAGCTCAGCTTGAAAACCGCCCCATTGAACTGATAGGTCGAGGTCGAACCATCCGGTTCATTGACATACTGATACAGCGTCCCCGCCGCGATCGACTGTCCCGCAAGATACGCGGCCTCGATCTGCGCGATGAAGTCATCGACCGCGGAGGATCCACGATCCAGCGAAAACGTGCCGTTCCAGCCTTTCGGCAGCTCCGCCCCCAGCTGGACGCCATCCAGCCGGTCGACGCGGATCGTCAGCGTCTGCTGCTTGGCCTCGAACCCCGTCACATGCGCGAGATCGACCCGCCCGAACGGCCCCATCACGACAACCTGGCAGTCACTGCCAATGGAAAACGTATTATACGGCATCCTCCGCTCCCCCTTCAGCCATTCGCCGGAATGGTCTGCACGCTCACCTGCACCGTCTGCCCGCCTTGCACGTTGACGATGAATTTCTCGTTGATCGCCTGATACTGCACCTGCACATCCGCCTGCACGTAGCCGAGCGCGGTCCGGCTCTGCGGATTATTCGTGATGTCGCACACCACCGCGAAGGGCAGCGCCCCCGTCGTGCTGCCGAGCAAGCCCTGCCCCAGCAGCCCATTCAAAAATGCAAGCAGCGTCGCGCGAATATTCTGAAACAGCGTGGCGGTCACCAGCTGCCCGACATACGCGCCCATGCCGCTCGCAAGCGTACTCGCGATGTAGTTCGTCAACCGCGTATAGTTATCCCCATTGGTCGCGGCGTTCGATGACGAGTTATGTCCGCCGCGCACGCCCCAATAAGCCCCGCCCGGCTGCGGTTTCGCGATCACGTCGATCCCGGCCCCCAGCAGCACCGCGAGGTCCGCGCTCGCATACGTCGTTGCCGTCGCCGCCCCCGCCTGCCCCGATTTCTGCGTCCCCAGCACGCCGTAAAGCGGCTTGTTCAGCGAGGACTGCTCCGGCGACAGGTTCGCAAGCCGCCCGGCGACGAACCCCTGCGGCGAGACCAGCCGGATCAGCGCGTTCGCCTGGTCGGACCAGTACACCCAGTCGCCGAACATCAATTTCGCCGCATAGCTGTCGATCCCGGCTTCCGCCTTCACCGTCACCGCGTCCGCGATCGTATCACCCGCAGGCCCCGTGAGGATCATATACAAGCTCTCGGAGAGCCCGAACTGCGCCTGCACGCTCCAGTAATTCGGATCATCCGCATCCGCCAGCAGCGCCAGCGCACAGCCCTGCGCCCGCAGCGCGTACATGCCCAGGCGCGGCAGCGTATCGACGCCCACGAGCGTCATCGCACTCACGCCATTGGCGCCATCGCTCCCCGGCGTCCCGGCGCTGAACGAGAAGACGCCCGCGACGGGGACCGTCGCCGCCTCGAGCGCCGTCGCCACCACCAGCTGCGACGGCCCGCGCAACGCGCCGCTGCCGTTATTCACCGCGGCCGCAAGATTGCTCCAGAAATTCGGCCCGCTGCCGGTGATGTTGTCGTACACCTCGGGGCTCTGCCCGGGCAGCGCGACCGAGAGCCGCCAGCTGCTCGCAGCGGACCCCGCCGCCAGCGTCAGGCTGAGCTGCGTGCCAAAACTTCCCGTGTAGTTCGCGGTGAACGTGATCGCGCCCAGCACCGTGAGTGCGGCCGCCGTGTCGGTCCCATCGCTCACCCGCACGCAGCGGAAATTCGCCGCCCCCTGCTGTACCGCGGTCGCGACCTGCGTGCCCATGTCAAATTTCCGCGCCATCACCGCGCCGAAATTCGTTGCATAGTCACTCATATTGCCGATCACCACCGGCTCGCCGACCGGCCCCCAGCTTGCACTGCCGACGACGCCTAACACATCGGTCGGCACGCCGTTCAGCAGCAGCGATTGCGGCGGCACGATCTGCACGTACAAATCCGGCACGATCAGCGCCGTCGTATTGATGGCCCCCTGTTGCACAATCGGCATGGTCTATACCCTCCGGCTGGTGACGCGCACGACGAAGCTCGCCTGCGGGCCGGCCAGAATGCGCTCGACCGTCACGGCATCCGTGATCAGGTCACCGCGCTTGAACCCGGCAAAGGGCTTGAGCACGACCAACTGGAATGTCATCGATAAATCCTTCAGCTTTGAAGCGTTTCAACGATCGCGCCGGCAACGGACATGGCTGCCGTGCCAAACAGCATTGACGGCGTCTGCAAGGCGAGCGTCGTCGGATATTCGGCGCTGTAGATCAGGTCCCGCCGGTACAGCGTCGCATCCGCCGCATTATCCTGCGCCGTACTCCCGGCGAAGATGAGCCGCGCAGAAGACCCATCCGCCAGCGGCAAAAAACTCAACCCCGCCAGCAGGTCATCGATCACGGGCGCGACCGCATCCCGCGCCGCCGGTCCCGGACACCACAGCGTGATCCTGAACTCCTGAACCTGGCGCTTGATCTCCTGCAGCGCGCCCGCACCGGCGACGACCCGCGCCACAAACCGCGCCGCCCCGGGCACGCCAACGCTCGCGCCCACATAGTCCACCAGAAACCCGCCTGTGCGCAGCAGCGCGCCCAGATTGCTCGCAACCGTCGCCGGGCTGTCATTGCCTTGCACCGCATAGGCGAACACCGCGTCATCGACGAGCACGCCCGCCAGCTGGCCAACCGCGCACACCCCCGAGAACGTCGCCATCCCCTTCGCCACGGCCACGCTCAGCACGGCCGCGACCGGCGCGGTTGCAATCCATTGCCGCGGGTAGCGCGTCACATTCCGCACCGGCCCCTCCGCCGCAACGACCGACACGTTCACGGTCCCCGCCGCCAGATCCGCATCCAGGGACGGCGCCGCCGGATACCCGCGATAAATCCGGCACAGCGCTCCCACCGCACTCGGCATCGCCGTGCCATTCGGATACAGCGCATTCGCGATCACCGCCGCCAGCGCGCTCTCCACATCCGCCTGGTCCGCCATCAGCTCACCGCCTGCACGAGCGACAGGCGCCACACGCCGTGCACCTGCTCGACCGCATTCACGACAAACCGCTCGCCCCGCGCATCGGTCAGAATATCAGCAACGCGCGGCGCCACATCGCAGACAACCGGCAGCAGAGCCGTAAAACCCGGCACCTTGGTATCATCCGGCAAGCCTACCTTCGTGCGATCCTCGAGCCCGCCGATCAGCAGGTTCGCCGGAAAACCCTGCAGCAGCGCGCGCTGCGTCCCCGGCAGCACCGCCCCATACGCGTTCAACCCCGCCACCAGCCGTGCAGCCGGCCGCGCCAGATCAACGACCGCATTTGTCATCACCACCAGCATCGGCTTGGGGGGCTCGATCGCGGCGACAAACACGGTCCCCTCCGGCCCCGACAAGTAGTCCCCGGCGCGCAAATAACTCCAATCCGCCAGCGCCTGGCGGAACGGCACGCCAAACGCCGTGGGTGCCGCCACCGAGCCGCCCGGCAGCACATACGCGACACAGAGTCGCAGAAACCGGTTCGCGAGGTCCACCGGACATGCCGGCCCGCTCGCCCGGTACGCATCGTGCAAAAACCCCACGCGGCGCGCCGCACAGCCCGCGCCGTAAGCCAGCCTGTCCGCCAGCCGCACGCCGTCCATGTCTACACCACCAGCGTGATGCCGGCATCGGCCAGTGCCGGCCCCGGCGGCACGCCCAGAAACCCGCACAGCCGCCGCCGCCAGCTATCGAACAAGGTGGTCCGGTCGCGCAGCTCGTTCGGATTATGCGTCCATGCCGCCGCACTCTCGGTATCGAGATTATCCGATGTCGGCGGCACCGCGGCCTCCAACGTCGCCAGCGTGGCGACATACTGCAGCGTCACCGCAATCTCGGCTGGTGCGAGGTTGTTCAGCCGGTATTCGAGCGTCCCATAAGCCTGGAAAAACCGCCACGAATTGAACCCAGCCGCCCCCGCGCCATAGGCCGGATAGCCGCAGAACCGCCGCACATCGGCCTTCTGCCCATCGCTGAACACTGTCGCGATCGTTCCGGACATATCAGTACGTATCCCCATCGCCCAGCGTGAAATACACGGTCCCGGTCCCCGCACTCAGGATCACGGCAGCCTTGCTCACGAACGGCCCGGCATCCACCAGCATCCGCAGGCCCGCCGGCACCGGCGTATCGCTCGTCGTCGCCGTCAGCCCGCTCGCACCACCCAGCCGGAAAAAAGCGGTCCCCGCCGAAGCGTTATAGATAAGCACCGAAGACCCGCCGCCCGCCAGGCTCACCAGGCTCGCGGTCGTGGACGCCGCGGCACTCACCGTACCAGCCGGCCGAAATGGTTGCGTTGCACCCGTTGACATCGCCAGCACTCCCTAACCGATATGCTCGATCATCACCGCGCGCTTGTAATTCGCGTTGGTCGCCGTCGGCACCACCGTCGGCGTCGTCGTCGTGTCGGACGGCGCGCAGAACCCGCCGATCCAGTACCAGCTCTGCGCGATGATCTGCTGCAGCCGGTCGATCGGCTCGCGCGTCACCATCGCGACGTTATCGATCACATTGACCAGGCTGTCCTTCGGCGCCACGTCATCGGCCGCCATCCCGGCAAAATCGCCCTCGATCAGCGCGCCCTGCCCGCAAACGATCGGCCTGCGCACATAGAGATTCGCAATGCTCGGATGCGTCTGAACATACGCCTCGGTCGTCGTGATGAAGCGCAGGCCCAGAAAATCACTCACCATCCCTTGCCGGAACACCGGGTTCGACGATGTCGCACCCTGGAACAGCTGCTTGAAGTCCGGGTCGGAAAACAGCTGCCGCGCGGAGACCGGATCAAGATAACAATTATACACCCCATCCACGAGCGGCACGGCATTGCGCCGCAACAGCGCCACTGCATCCAGCAGATTGCCCATGGACAGCGTATCCGTCGCCTGCAGCAACGCCGTCGTAAGCCGGCCCGCCGGCCGCACGATCGCACTCGCGGTCGCCGCCTGCACCGGGCTCCCCGCGGTCGCATCGGAGACCGCAACATTGCCCGAAAAAACCAGCTGCCCCGAAACGCCGTTAGGCGCTGTCGAAACACTCGTCGCATCCGGTGTCACGCCGATAATCGTATATACGTCGTTTCCGACGGTCGCCGTCAGCGGATACGCCGCGGAAACATTCTGCTGCACGCCATTGACAAACGCCGTCTGAAACCCGCGCACGTCATCAACCTCGACACTGGGTCCGGCTGCGCTGAGCGTCGTCATGACCCGCGTATTGCCGCCAAAATAAGGCGCGAACAGCGCATTGCGCGCCAGTTCATCGAGGCTGCGCGCCGCCTGCTCGCCATTGGTCGCCGCATTCTGCAAAAACTGGCTCGCAATCCCGACACGGCTCGTCACCATGTTCAAATCCTGCGTCGCCGCATAGAAATTCAACGAAATGGTATACTGCTCAACACCCCAGTTCGTCGAGGTCAGGCCGTTATCCAGATTGGTGTTGCTCGACGCCGCGAGCGGCACCGTCACACTCGGCTTCAACCCCGCCCGCGTCTTCGTCAGCGTCTCGCCGATCCCGACGGCAAAATCCTCACGATCCGCGATCAGCCGGTAGCCGAGCCGCGACGTGAGCGCAGTCTCGAACTCACGCTCGAGAAACCCCTGCTGAATGATCGGCTGCAAGGCAGCCGGGAAGTTCTGGATACCCATAAGTCAGTTCCTTCATGTTGATTTTTGAGCAGGGGAAGACCTACTTTTTGTGAAGAAAAAGTAGCAAAAAAATTTTGATGAGTTTGGTCTTGGGTGCGTATGTCGTCACCACCCATAACCCAGCATCATTTCATCGCTGGGCCATGGGCTCTTACGATGCCAACACCCGCGACCCAGAAGAGCAAAAATTTTTTGCTTCTTTTTTTCAAAAAAGAAGCGCTTACTTCCTAACCAACGCCGCCCTCGCCGCCCGCCACTCCTCATGGCTCAGCTCGTTCGCATGCCGCGTCCGCGGCGGCTCCGGCCGCGGCGCATTCGCCGCCGCCGAGGACGACATCGCGCCTCCGAACAACCACGGCTTCGCGCGTTTCAGTTTCGCCAAAACCTGTGCAGCCTCAGCAACTTCACCCGTCTCTGTCAGCTTCACCTCGGCCGGGTCGAGCAGCTTTAAACCATCCAGATCCACCATCCCCGCCCGGATCGCCTCGGCCTTCAGTTCCGCCTGCACCAGGCGCGCCTGTCCCTCAGCCTGCGCACGGCTCAGCGCCGCCTCGGCACTCTCCGCCCGCAGCCGCCATTCCATCGCGTCGTCGCGTTCATCTGTCATGCGTCATCCTGATCAATGGCATCGAGTTCGGCCTGCACGTCCGGAATGCTTTGTGACACGGCGATCGTCTTCACCGCCGTCGCGCGCGAAAGCTGCCCCGCACCGGTCAACGTCGCGACCGCCTGCGCCTCCTTCAGCCTGTCATCGGCTGAGAGCGGATACCAGCGCGGCCAACGCAACGTTAGCCGCTGCGCCACATCCAGCGGCGCCAGCGTCTCGCCGAGCACCGTCAGCGGAAACACCTGCGAGGCCCGCACAACCATTTTGAGCAAAGGCAGCAGCCCGCCCTCGCCGTATGAGATCCGTAGATTATCCGCGAGCCAGATCAGCCCCTGGTTCATCAGCTCGAGCGCCCGCCCCGACTGCGCCGCCGTCAGCCGGTCCGCACTCGCACGGTTGCCGTGTAAACTCTCAAGCGCAAACTCCCGCAACGTCCGCACGTAGGCAATCACCGCCTCGCACGCCGTCCCGCCGATCTCCAGCAGCTTGGCATCGCCCTTCTCTGAAACCACGAGTGCGTTTCCGGCACCTTTGACAATCTCGGAATCGCTCGTCGCCGGCTCCTTGATCAGCAGCGTGGGATCCGAGCTATACTTCAGGCCCCGCCCGGCCTGGCTCAACTGATAGTCGATCTCGATATTCGTCTCGATCGCCGCCCGGAACGTGCAAGCGCCATCAACGCCATCGCCACCGGGAAGATTACGTATCCACACGATCGGCACGAACCCCAGCCCATGCGTCACACTTCGGGCATCATCGCGCACCGCCATCGCCGCCGGATCATTCACCAGCCACGGCAAAAACCACGTCTCGCCCGTCGCATCCCACATCCTCTGAAACCAGTATGTCGCTGCCGGATCGACATCGCGGTAACCCTGCGCTGCCAGATCGCTACCCTTAACCTTGTAGGTCTCGGTCACCCGGCACAGCGTATCCGGCGCCTGAACATCCCATACCGGCGTCAGATACTGGGTCTCCATGACGGACACGAACACGCGCCCCTTCAGCACCCGGACCAGCAGTGCGACAGAACCCACCGAGCCTCGTATCGCGGCATCGATCATCACCTCGTTCAGCCGCGTCTCGCTCATGATATCCGCGAGATGTCCCGCCAGAGCCGCATCCGCGCACTCCACCGCCGGAAAATGTCCAGCACTGAACAGCAGCGCCACCGAATCCTCAACGACGATCCGGCACAGCCCATAACGCACGGAGGGTCGGCGCATCCGCAGCGGCACATACTCTCCCGCCCCGTTCCGCTCCTCATGGAACTGATACGGCAGGTTGTCGTAGATCGTTCCTTCCAGCACGCGCCGCATTATCTCCAGACGCGCCGCGCGAGGTGGCAACGAGCTATCGGCCGGGACAGTGTCGCAAATGGTTTCGAACATGCGCCCTCGGAAAAAGTGAAAGAACCGACTCGTTTTTGTGAACAAAAAGTAGCAACAAAACTTTGATAACCTGGGCCGTTGGCGTTGGTGCCGCCGAAGCCTATGGCCTGGCGGGCAAACGTTTTTTGCTATTTTTTTCCAAAAAAGTAGCGCTTGCTTCCTTCACCTGCCCAACAACGGCACATTCATCCGTCGCGCCATCGCCGCACTCGCCGTCGCCAACGTATTTACCGCCCGTGACAGCGCATCCACCTGGTCATCCTTGTCGCCATTGGGAAACGCCCGCAGCTCCGCCAGAAACGCATCGTTCCAGGGCGCTGCCACCAAGGCCAGGTTGCCCGCATCCACCTGTGTAGCCGCCACCATCGCCCGCGTTACCTTGGGCCCGCTCTCGGGGGTTGCGATCACATGAAAACCGAGCAGCCCCCGCGTCAGCATCGCCACCTGCGCCACCCCCGCCTGCCCCGGGTCCTGCGGCAGCGCCAGTATTGTTGCCGCCCCGTCAGCCCGCGCCGCCGCCTGTATCCGCGCCTCCACTTCCGCCGGTCCCGCCTGCAGCCGCACGACATCCAGCACGACCAGTTTCTGCTCCGCCGTCATCCCGAGCTTCAACCCCACCGTGTAATCCGGCCGCCGCCCGGCGGACGCCGCCCGCGCCGCCAGGTCCCACGCCCGCACGCAGCGCACCGTCTCGGGTGCCACCGCCAGCAATCCCACCCGGTCGGCCTTGAACAGCGCCATCATCGGCGGCCGCGGCGCCTGCTGGTACATCGCCGCAAACGCCCGCTCACCAACCTCGGCCCGCCGGCGGATGATCTCACCCGCCCCCAGCACCTCCGGCCATAGCGCGTCGCCCGGGCCGCGCCCGAGCACATCCCCCGCCTCCGCCAAAGCCGGCAGTACCAGGGACGACCACCCGGTCTCCGAGGCCAGCAACCGCCCCGCCAGATCATCCTCGTGCCAGCGCGCCATGATCAGCACGACCCGCCCGCCCGGCTTCAGCCGCGCCGACAGCTCCGCCCGGTACCAGTCATACAACGCATCTCGCGCCGCCCGGCTCTCGGCCTCGGCCCAGGATTTGATCGGATCATCGATGATGATCAGATCCGCCCGCCTGCCGGTAATCGGCCCGCGCACCCCGGCACTGAAATATTCGGACCCCGCCACGGTCGAAAACCTGGCCGACGCCCGGCTCTCCTGGGCGATCCGCACATCCAGCCAGTCCGCATGCGCCACGACAAGGCCCCGCACCTGCCGCCCGAAATATGTCGCGAGCGACGCCGTATGCGCCGTCGCAATCACCTGCCCCTGCGCGTGCCTTGCCAGAAAATAGGCCGGAAACAGCATCGACCCATAGGTCGATTTCGCCGAACCCGGCGGCATTTGCACCATCAACCGGTCGCACCCGCCGGCCGCAACCTGGTCGAGGCGCTCGATCAGCAACTCATGGTGGCGCGCCGGAGCCCGCCCCCGTCCGGCCATCGCGTGACGGGCGAAATCCAAAAACCCTGTGCCCTGGATCATGAACCGCGCGCCACAACCTCTCGCCGCGCGTCAATCTCCATCATGTTGAAATCAATATACCAAAGCGGGGTATGTGGGCAAGCACATATAACAAACCATTTTTTATTCTAACGCAAGCAGGTCCTGTTAAAAACCGTAGGCAAACCCGAATACTGAGTTCACGGCCAGCGCGGTACTCGCCGGCGCCTCGGCGCCAAAACCGACCAGCCGTCCCCCGTCATAGGCATCATGCGAGACCCCGAGCCCAGCAAACGCGTGCCAGGCATTGGTCAGCCGGTAATCCGCATCGAGCGATACGCGCTCCTCCGCGGTCGTCCCCACCGGTGCCGCAAAATCATTGGACGGTATCGCGACCGTCCCGGCGACGACGGCATACCCTTCAGCATTCGCGCTGACGACAAGCACGGGCGTCGCCGCGACGTCGAGCTTGATCCCGCCGCCGATCAGGGCGGCCTGGTAGCGCGCGCTATCGGCTCCATCCGCACCGTCATTGGCCGAACTGCGTTGATACCCGGTCCCAACGAACGGGATCAGCTCGGCATTGCCGTATACCGGCCGGCCCATGCCAAGGCGTATGATAACGGTGTTGTCATCATCGGCATCAACCGCGCGATCCGCCCCCAGCCAGGCGCCGCCCGAGGCAGCGCCGCCGAGAAAACCGGCCGTGGCGTCATAACTCGCATCGACATAGAGGTCCGGCCAGCCCATGCCCCCAAGCCCGTCGGGGCTGAGCGAGGTGATCCCCGCCTGCAGTCCCACAAGGGCGCCGCTCGATGCGTAATGCGGCAGCAGATTGGCTTCGTATTCCGCGTAGCCGGCGGTCAGTCCAAGTTGCAGGCCACTCTCGGCGGCGCTGATCGTCGGCGGGGCAGCCTGTGCAAACCCCACCGTGACCATTGTCAGCACCGCACTGAGCGACACCCACAACGCCCTCATAGCCTCGCCGCTCCCGTCAAAAAGCCATATTTGCGTAACAAACTCACCACACGGCGAACAGCGCAAAAATGCCACACCAATCCAAAATACCTAGCGTCGGATCGCCCCATGAGCCAACCTGCCCTTCCGACCCTGTTGCCGCATCTCGCTACGTAACGAGATGCGATGAACAAACGCCTTACGCGACCGCGCCGATCGCGCGTTCACCCCGCCTCGCGCGAAGCTGCAAGGGCCGCCACCAGCAGGTCGACCCCCTGCCTGTGCCAGCGCTGCACGGCCTTGTGATCGCTGCCGAGCAGCAGGCCCAAGCGCCGCCACGGATAGATATGCCGGCCGGTCAGCGGGTGTACCAAAGCGCGCGCGCCCAGTATCCGCCGCAGCACGAACCGCGCCTCCGGGATCAATGCGAGCCACCCGAACGCCTCGTCCATCCGGCTGATCGCCCGCGCATCGGGCATCGCCGCCCGGGGCGCCGCACTCTGCCAGCCATACGCCTCCTCTGCCGTATGCACGACATCAAAGCGCATCTGCCGCAGATGCGGGCTCGGGCCGCGCGCCGGCATCGCCATCAGGGTCGCCCCCGCATCCTCCAGCCGGGCGATAACCTCATCGCCGGTCATGGCGGGCGCGCTCATGGCGCGCCCGGGCCCGGATAGGGCTCATCCGTCAGCAGCCCCCAAGTCAGCCGGTGTCCCGCGCGCAGCGGCCCGCGGTGCGGATCCTCGGAGACGATGTCGTTGGCCGGCACCGGCGGTGCAGCCACCCTAACAGGCGCCGCCGCGCGCAATCGCCGGCCGCGCTCGATCACGGTGTTGCGCGATAACCCCATGGTGCGGCCAATCGCCGCCCAGGTCGCACCTTGCGCCCGCATCGCGCAGATCGCGCCGTCCGCAGCATCGCTCCATCGCCTCGCCACCGGCATGTCACCCTCCCGTTTTCCAACATCGGGATAGTTAGATAAACTAACAATTTTTGTCAAGAAATACTAACGTGGCGTTGTACTGCGCAGCGTGTTAGGATACCTTATGGCATCGAAAAAACAGCCCCCCGCAGAAACCGTTGGCGCCCGCATCCGCGCCCTGCGTCTCGCCGCAAACCTCACACAGGATGAGTTCGCCGCGAAATTGAACGTCTCACGTTCTGCCATAGCACAATGGGAAACTGACCGGGCCGGTCAGGTGCGCGACAATATGGAGCGCATCGCCAAAGTGCTGAACACCTCGCTCGGCTACCTCGTCTCCGGTGAGACCGGTTCCCTGCTCGGTGACGAGCTTGCTTTGATGCGCCTCTACCGCGCCTGCGCCTCGGAGGATCGCCGGATCCTGCTGCAAACCGCCAAGCGCCTCGCCCGCAGCTAACCGGCAACACCTTATAAACCTTTGTCTTCAGGGAATTTTTTTACGCCCGCACGCATTTCGTTACGTGGTCACGTTATCGTGAGCCTACGAATCGTCAGCGCCTAACAAACGGAGCTCCCGGTATACACCGCCCTCGCGTGAAAAATGCCGGTTATACCACGGATCACGCGCAAGGCGCACGCCGTGACGCTGACGCATCACCTCGTTCTCGTGCATAAACCGCGCCACGCGCGCGTCATCGCGGTCATCGCCGCGGCTCATACTCTCCCGATGCTCGGCAACGGCATCCGGATTGAAAACGATCCGCCAGCCAGCTTGCGTCAGCTTCATGCACAGGTCGACATCGTTGAACGCAACCGGCAGCGCCGCTTCATCAAAGCCGCCGACGGCGTTGAAAGCCGAGCGCCGCACCAGCATGCAGGCACCGGTGACCGCCGATACCTGTGCCGCCAGCATGGCGCGCATCACATAACCCGGCGCCGAGCCGGACAGGCCGCGAAACGCGTGGTCAGCAACACCACCCACGCCCAGCACAACCCCCGCATGCTGCACAGCACCGTCCGGATACAGCAGTTTCGCGCCGACCGCGCCGACATCGGCAAATGCCATGCCCTCATCGACCATCTCGCGCAACCAGGACGGTTCTTTCACAATGACATCGTTGTTAAGGAACAGCAAAAACTCGTTGCGCGCTCGTTGCGCGCCCAGATTGTTCAACCTTGAGAAATTGAATGGCTCGGCGACCCTGACGATCTGCGTCCCGGAAATATTGCCCTGCGCGGTCGCGAACGCCTCCGCGCCCGCTTCGCTCGATCCGTTATCCACCAGGATAATCTCAAAATCGACATCCCGCGTCACCTGCCGCAACGCCGTCACGCATGCGCGCGTCATGTCGATGTGGTCACGGTAGGGGATCAGGATCGACACGCAAGGCCGCGCGGCCGCACCAGGCATCCACGTCACCTTGTAGCAGGTCAGCCCGCCGCGGCTGCTCACCCGTGCCGCCACCTTGCGCCGCGCCAGATGCGCCGCCACCGCCGCCGCTCCCGCCTTGGCCGCCGCCGGCTTCGCAAACACGCCCGCGGCAGCGCTCGACCCCCCGGTCTTGCGCCAGTGATAAAGGATTTCGGCCACATGATGGACCCGCTCCGCCGGCACCGCTTCGGCCAGCCGCAACAGCAGATCATGGTCCTGCGCGCCATCGTAACGCGACCTGAGCGCGCCCACATCCCGCAGCGTCGCCGTCTCTACCATTACCAGATGGCAAATATAATTAACATCTAGCAGCAATCGATAGTTGAAGTCCGGCTTCAGATGCGGCGCCGAAAGGCTGCCATCCCGATCGATCTTGTCCTCATCCGAATATAGCAGTAGCGCACCCGTTGCGGCCTGCGCGCGCACCATCACCTCGAGCGCGCAGGCTTCCAGCGCGTCGTCATGGTCGAAAAACACCACCAGCTGCCCGGCGGCTTGCCGTATGCCGGCATTGGTCGCCGCCGCGATGCCGCCGTTGCGCGCCCGCACGCTCAGCGAGATCCGCGCATCCCCCGCAGCCAAGCGCGCCATCGCCTGGCTCAGCACCGCATCAGCGCTGCCGTCATCGACCAGCAGCAGCTCCCAGTGCGGATAGGTTTGCGCCAGCATGCTGTCCACCGCTGTCAAAAACGCGCCGATCGCGGGGCGGTATACGGGGCAAATGACGGATACCAGCGGCAGCGCCGCCGGCAGCGGGCCATAGCGCGCCTGTGCCCGCGCCGCCGCCAGCGGCAATGATGCGGCCGCCCAGCGCGCATAGTCGCCGAGCTCGTAGCGCTCGCGCGGCAGCGCCGCCGCCAGACCTCGGCGCAAATGATACGCCGCGGCAAACAGCTGATCGACCTGCGCGATCAGCCCATTGATCCGGTCGCGCTCGGACGCGCTCGGATACGCGACCTCGACCGGGCTTCCCGGCAGCTCGTGGCGGTCCGGCATCGCGAGAAACCTGTATGCCACCCGGCCGCGCTGCCGCCAGGCAGCCGGCGGCACAAAGCTGAACCCGCACGCCGCCTCGCACCCCACCGCCGCCGCCACATCCGCCCGGTACTGGTCCGCGATCAGTTCGCTCACCGGCTCGCCGCCGCTCATCACCAAAATCCGCACGCCGCCGCACTTGCCCGCGCCCTGCGCATCCACGTTCAGCGCCCAGCCCTGGATCATCCCGTCGATCATCCCGTCGATCATGCCCTCGACCCGGTGCGCGCGCGCGAGGCAGAACTGCCAGTCGACCAGCCCGGCATGGTCGCGGGTCGCCATGCTCAGGACCATCCCGTCGGTCGCGGCAAACCTCAACCCATGCCGCAGCCCGTCATGATAACGCGTTGGGATGTTGTAATAAAAACCGATCCGCGTGGTCGGCAGCTGCAGGGCGTGCGCATCCCCGCGCTGCAGGTCACAAGTGATCGCATCCACAACCACACCGTCGATCAGCACCCGCATCACCATCGGCAGCGCCGGCCGCCGCAGGTCCACGACCCAGCCGCCGACCCCGCTCGCGTCGATCCGGTCGATGAACCCAAGCGTCGTCGCAGCACCGCCAGCTGGCGCCGTCACGACCGCGGGCGGGCCGTGCCTGCGCATGTCCGGCGCTCAGGCCGCCGCGATCTCGGCAAGCAGCGCCGCGGTCGTCACCTGGCGGCAATACCCCGCATTGTTGCTGAGCGCGGCGACATGCCGCTCCCGGCTCTGCGTCGCGCACGCATCCGTCGGCACCGTCACGAGATAACCAAGATCACAGGCATCGCGCACGGCCGAATCCACGCACTGGTCCGTCAGCGCGCCGGTGATGATGAGCTGGCGCTTGCCCAGATTGCCCAGCACATAGTGCAAATTCGTTGAAATAAACACCGATGAGGAGGTTTTCGTCAGCACGATCTCATCGCCCTGCGGCGCCACCTCCGCCATCACCTGCGCGTCCCAGGAGTTTTTCGCGCAAAAGATCTTCGAAATCTTGTAGTCCAGGCTCAAATCCCGCCCATCCTCGGTCAGGCTCGCCATCACGGTATACAGCACCTCGATGCCGCGCCTGCGGCTCGCGGCCTGCAGCGCCTGAATGTTCGCCAGCACGCGCGTGCGCATCTCGCGGAAAAAATAGCCGTATTTTTCCTCGATCACGGCCGGCGCCAGGCCCGCGACCATGCTGCCCTGCTCCATCGTGTAGTTCTGCACATCGATCACCAGCAGCGCGGTCTGCGCCGGGGCCACGGGAACATCACGGCTGAGCCCGAAATCCTTCATCCTCACTCCTCTAACGCGTCGCATCCATCCGCAGCGCCGCTGATACTTTTGGCAACAAACCGGCAAGCAGACTCGCCCACGCCGCCTGACCGTTGCCATCCTGTATCAAATCCTGGCGGATTTCCAGTTCGATATAATCGAGCCCGTTGCCCTCGGCATGCACCGGCACACCGTAATCCGTCACATCGGACACGCGGTACGGCGCATTTTCGGCAACGACGAACCCGGTCTCCCGCCGCAGCAGGTCCGCCAATACCAGGGAGGCGCGCGGATTGCGGTTATACAGCACCGCGACCTCCATCGGCCGCGCCTCACCCAGATACACCGGCGTGAAGCTATGCATCGCGACATAAACCGGCCGCCCGCCTGGCCAGGCCGCAATCCGGCGCGCAATCTCCTCATGATACGGGGTGAAAATCGCCGTCCGCCGCGCCGCCCTGGCCGGCTCGTCCA